AGATATGGGATGGTTTGGTAAATATTGCTTTCCAAAAGCACTTGCTAAGGATACACCACCCTTTCATCGTGATATATATAAAAATCTAAGGAATTCTGAGATGAGTCGTGTTTTGATCGCTGCACCAAGAGGAACAGCTAAGAGCACTGTATGTAGTCTCATCTATCCTATGTATAAAGTGGCTTATAAGAAGCCAGAAGAAGATTTATTTATTGTAATAATATCAGAATCACAGGCTCAGTCCATAAACTTCCTGAGTCGTATTAAGTATCATTTGGAACATAGTGATAATTTTATCGATATATTTGGTGATTTTGGTTCTAGCACTGCTAGAAGATGGACAGGTTCTGACATTATATTAAAGAACGGTGCTCGTGTAATTGCTGTGGGTACTGGTCAAAGGGTTCGTGGTTTCATCGAAGGTGATACGAGACCTAATGTTATTATTGTAGACGATTTCGAATCTGAATTGAATGCACTTACCGCTGAAGCTCGGACAAAGAATAGGAAGTGGATGACAGAAGCCGTAATACCTTCTCTTTCTGATGAAGGGAGAATTGTTATGATTGGTACTGTTATTTCTGAGGATTGTTTCTTATATTGGGCTAAGGATAGCCCTGCTTGGAATGTTCTATGGTATAGCATCTGGGATGATGATGAGAAGAGTATCTGGCCTGAGAGGTTCCCTAAGAAGAGGATTCTTCAGATAAAGAGTGAATTCGAGAGTGTGGGTAATATAAATGGATTCTATCAAGAATACATGAATATTGCTCAATCTCCAGATGACGCTCCATTTAAGCCAGACTATATAAAACTTCATCATTATGACTATGAAATGATAAATAACCAATCATGTTTGGTGAGGAGTATAAGTGATGAGAAGAAAATTATACCCGTTGAACTCTATACGGGAGTTGATCCTGCATCTAGTCTTAGTGCCCGTGCTGACTATTTCGTTATTGCTACCGTTGCTATTGATGCTGATAATAATAAGTACATTGTCGACATTTTTAGGGAAAGACTCGATCCTGCGAAACAACCTCAGAAGATTATTGATATTTTTGAGAGATACCATCCAAAAAGAATGAAGATTGAAACTGTTGCATACCAAGAAGCGTTAAGAAGTGCGACAAGAGCACTCATGTTAGAAAAGAATTTATATATACCCGGTCTAGAGAAGGGTGTGAAGCCTAGGAATAGGAAGAGTGAAAGACTCTTATCCTTGGTTCCATCCCTTGCTAAGGGTGAGTTTCACTTTAGACCACAAGATTTAACTGCTCAACAAGAGTTCTTATCTTATCCAAAAGGTAAGAATGATGATATAATGGATGCTATTTGGACTGCTTTGGAAGGATCGAGGCCATGTAGGATAAAAAAGGATGAATTTGACCCTAAAGAAGAACTTGAAGAAAAACGCAATAAACTACTTGACTGGCTTACTATGTAGGTTGTAATATTAATAGATGGCTTATAATTCAAAATCTGCAAAATCCGGCAAAAAACTCGTCGAAGAGACTCAGCAATTGTGGAAAACATATTCACAAAAGCGGGAAGTATGGGCTAGTCATGCCCAAGAAGATAAGGAATTCAGGCTTGGAAAGCAATGGACATCCGACCAAAAGCGTGTTCTTGAAGAGCGTGGACAGGCTGCTATTGTTGTAAATAGGATACATCCAGCAGTAGAAGCTGCGAAAGCCCTGATTACTGCTAATAAGCCTTCGTTCAGAGTTTCCCCAAGAGAAGATAGTGATAATAGAGTAGCTCAGGCAATTAATGGACTACTTGAATATATATGGTCAATATCAGAAGGTAATGTAGTTCTTAGACGAATTGTAGATGACTATTATGTTACTGGAATGGGATGTGCTTTGGTTTATATTGATCCCATGATGGATATGGGAAAGGGTGAAGTTTGTATACATGATATAGACCCGCTTGATGTTTATATCGATCCTAATTCTAGGAGCCCTCATTGTGATGATGCACAGAATGTTATTATTTCAAGGCTTTATACAAAGGATCAGGCAAAAGCACTTTATCCAATGTATAAAAAAGCGATAAGTAATGCTACTACAGATAATTTTTTATCCGATAGACCAACGACAGGAAGAGAAGATGATGGAGAGACTACTTGGCCTGAGACTCCAGAGACTCAAACATTAGTTAGTTTCGGTGATAGCGATGAATATGTTAGAGGATACGAGAGGTACTATTATTTGATGGTAGATCATTATCGTGTATTCGAGAGTATGACTGGGGATGAAGATTTACTTACTGAAAAAGAATATGAGAAATATATTCAACAGCCAGCTTGGATTGTACAGGGACAGGTTATTGTAGAGCCAGAGCAGGCACAGAAAGTTATGCAGCAATTACAAGAAATGTACTCACAGAAAGTTGAGGCAAGTCGTCAACAAGGTAAACTGGACTTACCTGATGAGCCAGAAATAGAAGAAATTACTTTCAAAGAGTTGATAGATAAGGGACAAATAGAAGTAGTCGTTGTCCCAACAAAAAGAATTAAGCAATGTGTCATAATGGGCGATAAACATTTGTATTCTCGTGTCCTTCCTATTGATCAATATCCTCTAGTATTCTTTATGAATCAGCATACTCGTACCCCCTACCCTATGTCGGATGTTCGCATGGTAAAAGGTATGCAAGAGTATATCAATAAAACGAGAAGTTTGATTATTGCCCATGCGACCACTAGTACTAATACAAAAATTTTGATACCATCAGGTTCGGTAGATATGAGGGAGTTTGAGCAGAAGTGGGCCCAGCCCGGAGTAGCCATCGAAGTAGACTTTGATCAGGGCCAACCAACCCCAGTTCAGCCAACTCCCCTACCGAATGAATTATACTCTAATGAAAATACAGCAAAGAATGATATTGATCATCAGTTAGGATTATACGAGATGCAGATGGGTAATTCTGCAGTCGCTCCTCATACATATAAGGCTACAGTAAGCCTTGATGAGTTTGGTCAAAGAAAAATGAAAAGTAAACTTGCTGATATAGAGGCTGGTCTAAATAGAATAGGACAGGTAGCAATACCTATGATGCAGCAATTATACACTACACAGAAGATTGTCAGGCTTATCCAGCCCAATAACTCATTAAGTGAGTATACTGTCAATAAAAGGCTATATGACGATCACTCTGGTGAAATAAAAGTTTTAAATGATATAACTGTTGGAAAGTATGATGTAGTAGTAGTCACAGGTTCTACCATGCCTACAAATAGGATGGCACAACTTGAGATGTACATGGATGCTTATGAGAAAGGTATCATTGATAAGCAAGAAGTCTTAAAGAAGACAGAAGTCTTTGATATGGAAGGCGTCTTGCAGAGAACAGATTTGATACAACAGTTGCAATCGCAATTACAGCAGGCAACTGAAACAATCAAACAAATGCAGGGAGACCTGCAAACAAGAGAGCGTGAAGTATATCACGCCAAGATGAAAGCCGAAGTCGAAAAAACAAAGTCCGATCTGAAGGCAACTTCAAATCGAGCAAAAATGTCTGGCACTCTATTTGAGAAACGCCTAGATGACGCTTTAGGGCAAACTAAAAAAGAAGTAGCAGAAGCTGCTTCAAAAACAGGCTCACCTTCTTCAAGCCCTAAGAAGAGGCAGTCTAAAAAATAGGAGAATATTATGGCTGAAACACAACAGATAGTAGATACCCCTCTAGTAGAAACTCATTCAGTTGATCTACAAGAACAAGAGGGTTCTTTAGTTGATGATGTCATATTCGGTGGAGAACAAGGTAGTGTCTCGGAAGCCTTTGAGGATAAGGAGCCTGTAGCAGAAGCTGCTCCAGTTCCAATTCAAGAAGAACCTTCAAGCCCACCAGAAATGGGCAATGATGAAGTTCGGTATCAGTATTGGCAATCTCAGGCCGATAAGATGCGTAATGAGCGTGATCAGTTGCAGCAGCAATTTAATACAATGGCTACTCAACAGGCACCTCAACAACCGCAGCAAGAACCTGAAGTTGAATCTGAACCAGAATTTCCAGCTCCACCAGAGAAACCGCAGAAACCTTATAATTATTCAATGGATGAAGCGATGTCTGATCCTTCTTCTGAAAGTGCAAAATTTGTTCAACAGGAACAATCATGGCGTGATGACATGGATGAGTACAAGAACTTACAGTTTGAGTACCAAATGGCTATGATGCAAGATGAACGTGATCAGTTGAGAAAAACACGCACAGAAGATATTCAGCGTCGTGATGCAGAACAGAAGCAAGCAGAACAACTTAATGGAGTAAGACAGCAAGTAATGAGCAACTATAAAGTTGATCAGAATACTGCAGATGACTTTATTCGAGTTATGTCTGACCCGTCTTCTATCAGTATTGAAAATCTTTGGAAATTATATGCCACTGATAAGGGCTATGGCTCCCCTCAAACACAAGCAGCTCCTTCGGGAGATTTTCAGCAAGTGAAGAGGGCACAGCAAGTACCTGCATCGATGGGGGTTATGCCTTCTCAAAGTAGACAGAATGAGGGTTCTATAGAAGATAAGATCATAGATAGCATGATTGCTGACTATGATAAACAGAATCCTTGGAGTTAAAAACTAATAGGAGTTAACTATGGCAAACGTATATAGCATCAGTTCAGGTGCAGGTATGCAGTCAAGCTCGATTGATCATTCAAGACGAATGTACAATTTTGGCGAAAAAGTTGCTGAACTCGCTCCGAAACAGTCTCCATTCTTCACTTATTTATCTAAAGTAGCGAAGAAACCTACAGATGATCCTGTTTTTAAATTCTTAGAACAGCGTCATCAATGGCAACGTCGTAATTTTGAAGTAAAAACTGCAATGACTACCTCTGCTCACAGTGGTAGTGATGCTAACTTTAATCTTACCAACTTGCAGGTTGATTGTCTATATGATAAATATGGCAGGGTCGTAACCGCAGCAACACTTCCGAACTTCATTCTTGAAGGGCAGATTGTTGTAATTGAATGTGAATACGATGCAAACGGTTCTGACGCAGGTGTCGGTTCTGAAACTGCAGCTAAAGCATATTATAAAATTAACGCAACTCCAGATGTAAGCAATGCTGCTTATGCTGAAATTGATGGTACTTTTATAAAAGTTGTTTATAAGCCTACAGGTTCAGTCAACGGTGAGATCACGGAAGCTTCTGCTTCTAAATTGATCTTCCGTGCCGATGGCAAAGGTCAGGTAACTGGTTCAGCTTTTGCTGAAGGATCAACTGATCCTGAAGGATGGAAAGACGAGTTCTATGATAGGGAAGGATATTGTCAGATTTTTAAAACTGCAATCTCTTTGTTTAGTGGGACTACATTAGCAACCCGGTATCGTGGTGTGTCTAATGAATACAAGCGAGTATGGCAAGAGAAGTTAATGGAACACAAGATGGATTTAGAGCACGCAATGATGTTTGGCATTGGTACTGACGATTCCACATCAACTGGCCCAATAAGACGGTCATGGGGTATTGTACCCTATACAGAAGCTTATGGTAAAATCAAAACTTTTACCTATTCTGGATCATCTTATGACGACATAATTGATGCGATGGAAGATGTCTTTTCACCGGAGTCAGGCAACAGCGGTAATAAACTCGTTCTTGCTTCACGTAAGGTCTTGTCTTACTTTAACAAACTCGGCAGTAGTTCTTTCTTAGGTAATACTATGGCACTTGGTCATACCGCTACAACTAGTGGTGGATCAAATGGTTATGGCTTAGATATCCAAGGCGTTAAAGGTGCTTTTGGTCATCATGTAACTAGAGTTAATACTCTATATGGTGATCTGCATCTAGTCGAACAGCCTCTATTTAGAGGTATGTGGGAAGACTATGCTATTATGATAGACCTTAAGAATGTCGCTTACCGCCCATTGGCTGCTAATGGTGTATCCCGTGATACGCACATTATTACCAATGTACAGAATAACAATGTTGACGGACGGAAAGATCAAGTATTGACCGAAGCAGGTCTTGAAATTTCTTTACCTGAAACTCATACCTTGTTAAAATGGGCATAAATGTCTAAGTTAGGGGGGGCTTTTTTGCCCCCCTCGACTAAAGGAGGAGTATGAAAATAGTAACTAGTAATGATATCGGTGGCCCTTGGCAGTCTGGCAAAGAAGAAGTCAATGATAATAGCCGTCGACAACAGAATATAAAAAATCGTGGTAAAATAAAGATTACCAAAAAGAGGAAGAAATGAGTCCAGCTTTAATAAAAGCAGTAATGAAGGCTATCAAAGCTAATAATATAGCTAGGATAAAAGCACTTGCTCAACGACAAAGAATGTCTCCGGGTAAGTTATTGTCTCAAGCAAAAAAAGCTAAGCGTAAAAGTAAACAGACTCTAAAAAGAGAACGTGTAGCTAGAGCTAGGGCAGGTCAAAGTTAATGGCTTTCAGTACAGATATAAGTTATTATGCAGGAAGTGTAACTGGCAAAGACGCAGCTATTACTTCGTTCCTAAGGGCTGGAGTTAAGTGGGTTATAAATCAGATTGAGAAGACCAATCCAGATTTATTGCCATTATTTGCTCAGGCGAGTACTTTAAGCAATTCCCCTACGACTCTTTCACTTACTACTAATAGCAAAATAATAGATGTGGTCAGGAATAATGCTGACGATGGAACTGCCGAGGCTTTAAAATGTAGCCCAGTGAACGCTGCTTATCGGAGTAATGTTGTTAATACTGATAGTATCTATTACGCAGGAAAGGATTCCCCTGTTTATTATATTGATAATAAGGTGCTCACTGTTAAGCCCACCCCAACAGCAACGCAAACAGCGATAGTAAGTATAGTCTTACCTGATGTTACAGTTGCTTTTGATGGTACTAGTATAAGTAATTTTCCTAGTGAGTTATATCATGCAGTAATTTTATTTGCGGCAGTACAACTTTTACATAATAAAATGGCTTCAATGGGGGCATTATTACCCACTGATTTAGATTCGGATACCACAGTATTTGATGCTATAGCTGATTATTCGAGTACGCTAAGTGTTTCTAGTAGCTTACCTTCGGCAATCAATATGGGATCGACTGCATTGCCATCTGCTATTTCAGTTTCTGCTGACTTACCTAGTGCAATAAGCATTACTAAGTCCTTACCAAGTGGAATAAGTATTACAAAAGGATTGCCTAGTGATTTTACTATAGCAAGTGATCTGCCAACAGCTATCAATATGAATTCAATAAATCCTCCTAGTACAATTAACGTGAGTACTACTCTTCCAAGTCTTTCTATATCAACTAGTATTGATAGTGAATATAATGATGCATTAGGAAAAGTAAAGGCTCTTATAAATGTTGGTCTAGCTACTGATGAAGCAAGTGGCAGTGGAGATGATGCGACTGCTCAAAGTGCTGGATATTGGTTAGCCGATGAAGATGAGGAAATGACTCAGGCTACGGTACAAGTTGCTACGCAGGAACTACAGAGAGCATCTGCTTGGTTGCAAAGATTTCAAGCTAGCATGGGAAAAGAGACTCAACAATTTGAAGTCAATGTTTCAAAATATACGACTGAACTGCAGAAAGAGACTGCGAGAGTGCAGGCAGATAGCCAAAAACATTCAGATCAATTACAAAAAGAAATGCAAAGAGTTACAAATGAAGCTCAGATATATACTGGTGAAATTCAAAAGGAAACATCTCGTGTACAGTCCGAAATAGCAGAGTACAGTGCCGAAATACAGAAGGAATCTACAAGAACAGGTACAGATGTAAGTATCTATCAAGCTGAATTACAGAAGGAATCTACGAGAGTACAGAATGAGGCTTCTATATTCACAACTGAATTAGGTCTTAGGACTTCTCAGATGCAACAACAAGTTTCTGCATATACCAATTTATTAGGGAAGGAAACTGCAAGAGTTCAGAATGAGGCAACTATTTATACTACTGAATTACAAAAGGAATCTACAAGGTTACAAGATGATCTTTCAGAGTATAATGCAAATTTACAAAAAAAGATTTCCCTTTATACTACAATTATTAGTAAATTGAGCACAGACTACCAATGGCTTCAGAGCCAGTATCAAGTTGTAAAACAGGAACTTGGTGAATTTATGATGCCATATACTGCACCGGGTATGACAGATAGTACTGTAGAAAGAGTAAGACGTTGAAATTAAAAGAAATGGTAGAAATGGTTCAGCAGCATCACCCAGATATGGGAGTTACTGAAATAGTAAAGATGCTTAACATAGCTCAGGATGAGTATAGTCAGAGGACAAGAATGCTTGAAAAAGCTACACAGTTTGACCTAGCTGATGGTCAAAGATATTATGCATTAGATGGTGCAATTCTTGAAATTAAGTCGGTAGACATGGAGGCTGCTGATGGCAGTGCAGACCATGTGAATATACCAAAGTTAGTTGGTAGACCGATAAGAAGGGACTTAACTTAATGGCTGGAACTTACGTAGATACTTGGAGCAATAGACATGCTTTAAATCAGTGGGTCTGGTGGACAGAGAGAGATGCAGTTGGGATTGCTAAGTTTAATCCTAATACTGAGAGATTTACATCTCCAACCACAGCTCAGGATGGTAAGAAAATTACTTTATTTTACTATAAGAAGGCTGCACAGTTTACTGAACCTTCTGCTGTAGGGTTTTCTTGGACAGCTGTAAGTGATTTTCCGTCGCAATTTCACGATTATGTGGTTGCAAAAGCTATTGCATTAGGTTATGAAAAGAAACCTGAGACTATTCAATTGGCTCAGTATTTTCACGAAAAATTTGAAAAGGGTGTTAAAGAAGGAAGAAGCTTTGCCTATAGGGCAAGAGCTGGCACCGTTAAGTACATAAAGGCTGTAGACTTTTAAAGGAGGTTATTATGCCACGAGGACTATTAGGAAAACTATTTGGGGGAGTAAGCGATTTTCTTTCCGATCAGGGAGAGAATTTGAAGACAGCTAGAAAGCGTGAGGACGCTGGTGGTATAAGGAATCCTTGGATGAAGTCTGGAGAAGAACAGGCTCAACTCGCTGCTGAATATGGTACTGAAAAACAAAAGCATATTACTAATAGGGCACTTGCCAGTAAGTATTCACAGGGTACCCCAGATACAGTTACTGGAACTCTAGCGGGGCAGTTTGATCCAAATGATTCGGAAAGTGTTATGAAGATGCAACAATCATTAAATAGAGCTGGTATAAAGGATGAATATGGTGAAGCTTTGGCAGAAGATGGCAGAATGGGCCCAAAAACATTGTCTGCTGTCAGAGCTATGCAGAAAACCAGAGGTGAATTTATAGGCCCAGAAGGTTCTGATGTAGAAGGTTTGAATCAAGCAGTGCAAGAGACTACTGGTAGAAAAGCTGATATGCCTGAGAGGAATGCTCTGTTAAATAAGCAAAATTGGTTAGATTCTATTTTCCAACGTAAAGACCCATTTGGCCCGGGAGAAAGACTTGGAGCTACAACAGAAGATTATTCAGGTACACCAACTGAAACAATGCCAAGTAGAGAGGACAGAGACAGGGGAGCTAATCTTTGGAGAAGGTAATTTATGGCAATTAATACTAGAGCATACGATTGGGAAAAAAATAACTTTGGTACAACTGAGTTCGATAATCTCAGTGGTTGGGCTTTTACCGATCTAGGGAATCAGTATTTTAATTCATATGTTACTGATAACTTTACCTCTGTTGCTGTGTCAGCAAGTCCAACGCTAAGTGCTATTACAGTAGGTTCAGCATCTTATACAGATCAGTCTGTTAGTGCTCCTACTTATACAGAAGTAGAAATAATAAGTGAGAATTTTTAATGGGATCATTATCAGGCCCTAACAAAATAAAGGATGTCTATACAAAGCTTGTCTTTAAAGGCACGGATGGGCTTCTTTATACAGACGATGGAACAGACGATGTGGAGGTTATGAACCCCGCAATTCAGGGTGTGTTGAAGAGTACGACTCTTCCGGGTTCTGGAACTGAGGGAGACCTCTATTATGATACCGATGACGATAAACTTTATGCTAGGGATGAAGACTCATGGAATGAGATAGTCACTAGTATATCTGGAACTGTCGATGGCGGTT